TTGTAGAATTTCTGTTGATGACTTTGTTGTTAGTGCTGGATCATAATAGACTTTACCACGAACTGTAACAAAGATATAATCAGGATCAACAATAACTGGAGTCACTGTGACAACATTCTTATTCTTGATTAGATTAGTCTTGATGTTTTCTTTCTCAAGATTTGTCAATGTATAGTAACCATTGGTCTTGATAGAGATATAAACTTTTCCGTAAACTGGTGGATCGTTGTCTTCTCCACCCCAAATAGAGACGGCAGAGATATGTTGATAGTCTTTCATTAGAATTGTTTCATAGTCACGGACAGTAACGCAACGATTTTGTGCGGCGTAATACTGCGGTGCTCTTAGTCTGATACGATCAATGTCTTCCTTATCAGCACCTGTTCTTGAATTAGAGACAGTTGTAACACGAACGTTTCCAGTATATGTGTCTCCGATAGGATCAACAAAGTTAAACTTGGAAACATCATTGCCCATTGATCCCTGTGTATCAACGTATGTGGCAACAACAATATTTCCAACTTTAGGACGATAGCCAAGAACGCCATCGCCAAACTGTAGTGTATAGTTTAGGTTCTCGTTCTCTTCCAAGAAATAGACACGGCTGTTTGCTGTGATTGATGTAATGTCGGTTGAGTGTAGAAACTCTTCTGTATATGAGTTGGATGCTGATTCCTGAACGGTGACAGTCAATGTTTCAGTATCAACATTAGCTGATGGAATCTCAAATCTTGCTGTCTTGTTATTAGCAGTCATGGCAAATTGCTGTGTAATAACCTCACCCTGCTTGATCCAAACATTAGGAAAGAAGAATGAATTGCCTGACTTACTAGCTGTGTTAGAATTGATCGTGACGAATGGATATGATGTGCCTTCGATATCAGCACCAAGTAATCTTGTGTATTTGTCCAGTGTGATTGTGTCTAGTATCTGATTTTCTGATGTTGTTGGTGTAACACGAACATTGATCATTGCTTCCGAAGCATGTGGTGATGTCGGCACATAGTTGATCAACTTAGCTTGTGATAGAATGTTCTGTCTAATTTGTGCGGTATCTAGAAAAGATTCGTTAGCTACCATGTTCAGATAGTATGAATTGTAATAGGTGTTGTATGCGAGAATGTCTAGTAGAACGGACAGTCCTGAGCCTTCAAAGTTATAATCAGTAAACTCTGACTGACTGCCAAGAAATGTCTTTAGATTGTTGCGAATAGAGTTGAAATCTAGTTCCGAAACTCTGAGGGTTGTATTTGCTCTAGACATTGATTACCTTATTTTTTCTAGGAATAGATTAAACGTAGCTGGAGTTTCTGTGTTTAGAATAACATATTCCATTTGAATAGTAAAACCGTTATTATCGATATCGGCATAAGCGGTTAGACTTGTTAATTGAACTCTAGGCTCATAGATATTTATTAGTTTTTTTAAAGCATCTTCAAGTAGTGATGCTGTGACAATATCAACATTATCAAACAACAATGCGGGCACATCTGAGCCAAGAGACGAATTGAATGGACGCTCATAGTAGTTAGTAAAGACTAGATTGCGTATTGATCTCTTGACGGCATCATTGCCTTTTTTCTTATTGATGTCGCCAGTAATCGGATTGATCTTGAAATCTAAATCAAGATCAGAATAGTCTGGTTGGCGACTGATGTTTACCTGTGCCATCTTAGCTTAGTCCTCTACCCATTTATACTATTTATGCCCAATTTTTAACTTCACTGTTTCCTGCGGGTTTATCTGGAGCATGAACACCACGAGATTTAGGATCATCTGATGCGAACTCACCAAAGTCAAATGGTATCTGTAATCCGATTGCTGGCATGGCAATACTAAGCAGACTGTTTAGGTTGAGTCCAGATGGACCATCAATGTTAGTCATTGAAGAACCTTTGATATTGACATCGGATGAGGCAGTCACATGAGTTTTTGATCCTGCCAATGATGCTTCGCCAGTTGCTCTGAGGTCCAGCTTTTGTTGTGTTAGAAGTTCGGCGCTTTGTGTAAAATTGCCACTATAGTTTTTGGCTTCGTGTTTGATGCCGCCGGACTCTGCTTTAGCTTGAATATTACCAGATTTAGATTCGGTACCAAAGTCTTTCTCGGCTGTCATCTTGATAGCTTCGCTGGAGGACTCATAGTTCATCTTGCCTTTTGACTTGACATGAATCTCGCCGTCTTTTGTCTCTGAATGAAAGCTGCCCTCTTCAATATTTTGTGTGATATTACCTTTTTTGACTGCCATACCAATTCCGGAAGCGGAGCCAAATAGTAACGAGTCAGATTGAGAAGCAATAGTAGTCGCACCCTTAGACACATAAGCAATAGCACCACGGGCAATCTTACTAGATGAACCCATGAGCTTTTTATTCTCGTTACGTGCCTGCGTATCAATATTTCCAAGAATATGTCTATTGTGGTTCTTAGCTGCTAGATTGAAATTGCCCAATACTGTGAGATTATAGTCCTTGTGACATGTTACATTATAGTCACCATATACTCTGAGCGAAGCATCGCCTTTAACTGTGATATCCTGTGCGCCAGATATAGTCATTCTATTCTCACCGAATGTGACTTCATACTTTCCATTATGCGCTGTGATATGTAATGAGCCATCATGCGCCATTTGAATAGATGTGCCGCTGCGATGCTGTAGTGTGACAGTCTCGCCGCCCTTTGTATCATCTAATTGTAGCACATGTCCAGATCGTGTCTTCCAACTGAAATAATCAGGATACGATCCGGCCGACTGAGCTTTACGAGCATCAGACTTATGTGGTTGTGTCCACTTCTTAGGGGATTCTTTTTCTGCCATTTTCTATACCTTAAGGATTAGGATTAATCGATACACCAAAATTACTACTAACTGATTCCGGAATACTTTCTAGTGAATCCGGTAAGAATTTATCTAGTGCTATTGGATTGCCGCCTTTAACTGTATCTTCTACGATCTGCGTCATTCGCTGCGTATCGCCGTCTTGATTTAATTTCTTATGCATACCCTTAGCATCATTCTCTTGCTCTCTTGTCATGCGCTTCCACATATCTTTCATTGTCTCTGCGGACTCACCAAACATGTTTTGACTCATGCCCTGAGCAAGACCTTGAATTTGACCAAGCAAACCCTGAACCTGTCCGATAACCTGTCCTGCGTTTGTTGTGCCACCTTTACTGCCACCAGACGTTGGACTGCCTGAACCGCTAGTAGCACCTTGACCGAAGCCTAGACTAGCACCAGTCGCATTGACAGAGTAATAAACGTCCTCTGAATTATTACCATCAAAGTAACCCAATGCTGGACTGCCGGTGTTACTTGTCATGTCATTAGTAAATTGAATTTCATTATTAGCGTCTTGTGCGCCATAGGTAATAATCATATTACCGTTATAATCGATTTCTTGTAGAGCAACGCCCCAAGCTGTTTCGATTTCATTTACTACATTTGATAGCTTTTCTGTGCCACGTAGGGATTCGTCCCACTGTAGTCTATTCATGACATACATTAGATCACTGAGATTAGTAACCTGACCTAATAATTGCTGTGCGTTTCCGAGATATGTGTCTTCGTGAACAACGTCACCAGTCATAAATGCTACGCCGCCCTCTGCTTCATAGCCCTGTAGTAATACAGAAAGACTATTAACAGCGGCTTTCATGTTTGGCGTTAGTCCATCCATGACCTCATATAAAGGAGTATCAGCCGGAGCATCTGCGGCAGATATAATATTATCACCGAGTCCGCCAGAATATCCAGCACCACCAGCGCCGTCTTCTGTGCCCGGTGGAACGTATTGAGTATATCCGCTTGGGGTCGATGCTGTTACTGTGTGATTAGCACCATAGCCGCCCCCGCCTCCACCAGCACCTTTATTACCAGCTAGTCCCTGGATCATCTGACCGAGTGACATAATCTGTCCAGCCATTTGCTGTAAGTTCTGGACAGACATCATCTGGTCATTAGTCTGTTTAGCTGTTGGAACGTTTTTGATTTCCGGCAGTCTGAATCCGGCGATATCAAATAAAGCACCATGAACCGGAAGACCATCTAATAAGTCCAGCTTATGTTGCTTTCCTTTCTCGATGACCTTTCTGATTTTAACGCCGTTTTCTTCGACCTCTCTTATGTCGGGAGCTATGTTGATATCTCTTTCTGTGCTAGATAGCTGCTCGACCTTCTGTGCGCTTCCTAGGGGCTTTCCACCAGCAGACTGCCCATTGCCCTTTCGGGTCGTATTTGACTGTCCGAGAATAATTCCGCCAAGTTCGCCGGCTTGTTTGAGCATGACGACTCCGGTGCCGGGATCTAGCCCACCCGGAAAGATTTGCTGTAAAAATGCCACGGGAGAGTTGAGCATAGAACTGAGACTGAGATGGTCTAGTTCAACTCCTTCACCGTGGTCCATTGGTGAGTAACAGCTTTGATTACCTGAGCAATCATCTGCCTTTTGGTCTGTAATAACAGAGACCTGAAATTTTGAATCTGGTCCTGGAAACTTACCTGCCATAATTAATTCCCTCTACCAAATGTATTAGCGATACAATCAAGCGTGGTGACCGCATAGCCACCGTATTGAATATTATGAGTCATATGTAGAATGAGATACTTACCATATCCATATTGCTGAAACGTTGGATCATAACGGTTCTGCCAATTAAAGAATATTTGCTGTCCGACATGTAAACTTGGGGTCCATGGTATAGTCACTCTGAGGGCTATCTTATCTTTTTCAAGCATACCCATT